GTCAAGAAGCGCTCACATCAAGTTTCGGATTGCTGTCCGACGGAAGTACCTATTGGAATTGATCTGTAGACGACCAAGACCTTTTTCTAGGCCTTCAGCGAATGGGTTTGCAACCAAACCATAACGAGTCTTAAATCCAATCCTGGGAACGAAAGAGTCCTGATGGACTGCACGAACCATTTGGAGAGGCAAATATGGACAATAAAAAATTCCACAGTCATATGGAGAAGATCCCTTATAGCCAACCACATAATACTGAGTCTCGCTAACGTTGGCAGAATACGGATCAATGAAAACACGATACTTACCCATAAGAACACCAGCAAAAGTATTGCCAGTATCGTCTACATTCAGGTTAGCATTAAGAGCAGGAGTATAATCGAGTACACCGGCCATGGTTAGCGCAGAGGCTACGTCAGCGGAGCACATGATTACGTTACCCTTCCCTCTACGAGTACGCTGGGCGATAGCGTTTGCATCGCGCTCGATTTGGAAAAGAAGACCCTTAAACTTCTCAACGGACCAACGACCGTTAGAGTCGATATCAAGGTCGAATACACCAGGAGTTGCGGTATTTACGGCTGCACCCTGTTCGGCTACCTTATAAATGGTACGAATAACCTCACGGTTAATTTCGGCAAGAATTTCAGTAGACAGAATGTTAGCCAGCTCGGCCTCGGCAGAAAGACCATGAATGGCCTTGAGGTCCTGAGCAAGCTCAATGGTGTACTCAGCACGCAGCGCACGGCTCTTTGCTTCAACAAGAACTTTCTCGATAGAGAAGCTCATTTCGTTGAACTGGTTGTTATCGCCGTTACCAAGGTTCTCGGCGTCACCAGTTACCATACCTTGACCGAGGTTATAAGCAGCCTGATCAGCGGAACCGGTTGGGTTGAGTAGACCAGGGTTGGTGCCTTGCTGACCAGCAGTAGTACCTAGACCAGAAGCAGCAGAGCTAATACCGGCGGTTAGGCTACGACCACTGTTTTGACCAGAGAATGAAGTATCAACTTCATTGTAGAAAGTCTCAGTACCAGTCTGGCTATTATAGCGAGAGCGCATGGCGAAAATGAGACCAGTAGGACCAGTCAGGGGCTGTACACCAGCAAGATCATAAGCAACCAGATTAGGCATGGACCGACGAATCAGGCTGATTAGGATTGGGTCGAAACCGGCTACTGGACCACCAGCAGCGGCTGAACCACTGAAACCACCGGAAGCGCCAGGGGCGTTACCTAGTGTAGTTTCCATAAGGAGACCATTATTGAAAGCATTGGTCTCACGGAGTTCTTTTTCTTGGTTCTCTAGCAGAATAGCGGTTACCTTCCGACGATGAGCATCCTTGATGGGATCAAGGCCGTCAAAGTTCAGAAGAGGCGCCCACTTTTCCTGCAGATGTTGTTCGTTAATTTCGGACATTTGCGTTACCTTTTAGAGTTTAAAGTTTGGGTTTGATTTAATATTGAAATCAATTATTAGCAAGCAGTGAAGCCGCCTTGAGATACTGATTCATTGAGTTTGAGTATGACTCATTCGCAACGTATTCGGTGTCTTCAGTGAGCACTTCAGGCTGTGCAATTGAAGAGACATAAGTTACAGGGAAATATGATTCCCGTAGGGTCTCTAGTTTTTCACGATAAGAATTTTCACTTTCAAACTCAACACTTTCGGCAAGTGAGGCGAGCTTTTCCTTCTGAGTGGCGGCTAGGCCATCAGCTACATCGTCAAAAATACCTTCGGCAACCGCCTCACAGAGACGCTTGTTTAGTTGGATATTCTTGTCAAGTTGCTCGTTGAGTTTATCTTCCATTTCATCTAGTTTTTTCACCATATTCTCAAGGACATCGTATTTTTCATCTGGCATTGATACATAATGTTGTTCAAAAAGTCCCTTGAGATTTACAAGGAAGCTCTCAGTGAGTTCTTCCTTAATACCGCGAGTGACGGCGAGCTGATTCTCATGCATCCACTCTTCTGCAACATATTCAAGGTAGGAATCAGCACGTTCTTGAAGTTCTTCGGCAATGGCCTGAACTTCTTCTTGGAGAGCCGCGTTATACTGCTCTTCAAGAGATTCTTTAATTTCGGAGACCTTAGAGCGAAGAGCGGCCTCAAAGATGGTCTTGGCCTTTTCTTTGAACTCTTCAGAAAGATCTTCGCCACCAACAAGAGCCTCAACATCTTCTTGGATGTCGAAATCTTCCTCGTCTTCGTCTTCTTCGGTTTCTTCAACCTCAGACTCGTCTTCGACTACTACTTCTTCATCTTCTTCAGAAGCATCTTCGACTACTAGATCGTCTTCGTCTTGCTCATCCTCTTCAGGAAGATGCATTTTGGGCATTGTTTGATCACCGTCTAGTGAACCTTTACGGCCACGGATAATATTGGCTACTCGTTGAATGTTTGCAGCCGGATCTTTTAGCTTTGCGCTATCGTCATCGGGCTTGGCATTTTCTGGGGTAGGACCTCCAAGATCTTCCCAACCACCAGTCTGACCATCAGGAATACCAGTGGTTAGCTTTGGCATTGGATCGCCAGGTTTGGCACTTGCATTAACCTTAGTCTTGGACTGAGGGTTCTTTGCTTCCATTTCATCTAGTTGTTGCTTGCGAGCCATTTAAAAGTCTCCTTAACAGTGTGTATTACTCTATTATTATTTAGAAAAGTTTTACTTTCATAATCTATTTATACTTAAAGCATGTTCAAGTAATTCTCAAAATGCATAATCATCCGCTCTTCGGATAATCTTTTGCTAACCACATCACGTTCAATCTTGTTTTTAATATTCATTGCAACGTATTCCTGCTTTGCGGAATCATAAATCCACTCTTTGCCCTCATAAATGCCATTGACAAAAGCAGCAGCCCCAACAGAAGGATCGTGGACAATATCAACACAATTAATAACGAGATCAGAACCGACCACTGAATATCCTTCATTAGTCGGTTTTACGCTACCAAGAGCCCGTGAACTAACACCAAGAACAACACCCTCATCAATAAGACCCTGGGCAATTTTACCCATTGGGGTATTAAGAATCCTGGCCTTACCATAAAAATAATTACCATTCTCTTTAAGGGAAGTAATCATATGGGATACTTTGGTTAGATCGACACCTGGGACTGAATTATGATTCAGTTCACCAAGAGATCGTTTAGAATTAATAAAATTATCGGTGTAGGTCTTTACGGCCTCCCTTAGGATTTCCATTGGATAAACCCTATTGTTTCTATTGGGGTTATTGCCCATAAGGAAATTACCCTCAATAAAAAGAGCATTTTTACCGTTTACTTTTTCAGTAATGTATTTTACTGATTCGGCTTCTTCGATGATTAGTTTCATTTTATGCGTCTCCTGAAATTTGAACTTGTTGATAATAAAGTGTTCCTGCACCAGTACCAAAAGTTCCAACTTTTAGTGACTTCCTCATATCGCCATAATCACTAAAGGCAGTTACAATACCGGATGAATTATTATTAACGGTTATTCTTGTTGAAAAATAACCACTTACATCTGCAGTGTTGTTTACTGATAATACCTGTTTATGTGTAAAATTATAAAAAGATTGATTAGGGCAATTGAGAGAAACGTAATCGCCTTGATCAAATGGAGAACCAGTTCCACTTGGAAAATCAATGATTGTTGTTGCTCCGGTTGTAATTCCGGCTACTCTTTGTGATGCAGGAGATAACGCAAGAGTCGCAGAAGAATTGGCCGGGACGTAATAATCAGAAGAAGTGGATAGTGGTTCTGAATCGATCTTTACAAATACCCCAGCAGAAACCGCAACAACTCTTAGGGTATCTGAATAAACAGAAAAAGGAGAAGAGGTTGATGCGGCCCCAGATGCAATTGCAACAGATGAACCACTTCCAACAGGTCTATGCGCCATTATTTTTTAATATAGTATTATTAGCTATTTATGAATTAATAAATCTCACGCCATCTTATGGCAACTCCCACACTAGTAGAATTGGATCCAATATTTGAAACCCTGACCGAGAAAATTTCTGAATCAGTCGAATCAAAATTCTGAGACAAAAAGTTCTTCTTTGATGTTGGGCCAAATTGAGATTGTGAGCCACTAGATGCTGGTTTGTTTATATTTTGACTATCACCTGAAGCAAAACCTCCCATAAAATCTTCAAACGCCGCAGTAGTAATCCCGGTTGCTGTCTGGTTATATTCAACAACAGATTCATCGCTTTCAGAAACCCAGGTTCCAAGTGTAGAAAAACCAACAAAGTTTTTAATTTTTACTACCTCATATCTAATATTTTCTCCAACGCTAATGATAGAAATATCTTCTAATTTTACTGTTGCCCTATTTGGATATCCCTTAAAAGAATTCTTAAGGCGAATTGCAATAACCGGAACAGTAGAACCACCCCCGACAGTTCTAAGTGGCGACACATGAGAAAACTCTCTTCCGGCCTCGGTATAACCACCCTCGCTCATTACTGTTGCACAAATTTGTAAAAATGACCCACCAGCACCAACCTGAGTTCCAATGTTTCTAACCTCGCATCTGACAGGGAGATTAGGGTTAGACATATAAACTGTCTCAAGGTTATTTGAGTTATAAAATTCATGGGCAACTACGTT